AGAAAGAAATAATCAGACCATTCCCTCTTGCATACATGCGTGGAGCAAGTCTGGATGACTGTATAATTATTGCCGATGAAATGCAAAACGTGAGTCTGGATAATTCCAGAACACTCTTAACACGTATAGGTAGTAATTCGAAACTTATTTTACTTGGTGACATCAATCAGGTTGACATGAAGAACAAGTCTGAAAGCTCATTAGAGGTGCTTTTAGAGCTATTTGACGGGGTTAAAGACATGGGTGTTATCAAGATGTCAGAAGCAGATACAAACGTAAGAAATCCTCTTATAAACGTCATCGAAGCACAGTATAATGATTATACTGCTAAACATAAAACTAATGGGAACGGCAACAATAAAAAACAACAATTAAATGACTGAAGAACATAAAATATTAGTGATATATGTGGGTGTTGCAGGGATTCGAAGTGAAGATATTGAAAACTTTGTCCGTAAGGTTGGTAGTAGAATATCCCCACAAACAATCGAAGGGGAATTTATTATGATTCCCACACAATCACAAGACACGAGAATCGAATGTATTAATCCAAAATACATTACGGATACCGAATTAATTCGGGAACACACCGAAATGATGAATAAATTACAAGAACAGTTGAAAATTCAACTGGATATATTAAAAAAAGAGAATAATGAGTAAAAAATTAAGAGTTGGTATTGATGTCAACGAAGTGTTAAGAGCCAGATGGTTGCAATTTGATAGATTTTATGTGCAGGAATTTGGTAATAAGGAAAAAGAAATAGCCGTCAAGTACGCATATGATTTTTTTAATGAATATGCTTGGGAAGACCGTGTTGAAGAACAGAAGGAATTAAAAGAACCTGATGAGATGCCAGACGATATTAATCCTGTTAGCTATCAGGTTGATGAAAAAGGTGAGGCAGATGCTGATGCGTTTATCTTCAAAAAAACAGAAAAAATAACATTAACTGCAAAGGAAGTATATAATCGTTTCATGTATGAAGATTATCTATTTGAATTACACGGGGCAGCACCAAAAATGTATCCCCAATTGGATTTGGACGTGAATAATTTCTTACAAAAGTACGAAAATACTGTGGATTTCACTGTAATATCAGTTGAAAACCGTTTCAGTATACCACCAACACTATTTTTCCTAAGTAAGATATCCTCAAGATTTAGGAATTACAAGTTTGTTAATAAGTCTGTTGAGATGTGGAATGAAGTAGATGTTCTGATAACGACTGACCCAGAAATACTTAAACTTGGCACGCCTTGGGGAAAGAAATTGATTAAACTAACAAGACCTTATAATGAAAAGATTAATGCTGGTTCGTTAAAGGTATTACAAGTTGCCGAGTTAATCGATAATAAAAATTTTGAAAAAATAATTAAATATAAAATGTAAGTAAAATGAGCGAAGAATTAAAAGTATCAGCAGAACAAGCTGAATTAGAGAAAATCGAAAAGATTAAATTATCTCTCGATAAAATGTCAAATAAGAAATCGAAGTTCTTATTTGTTGTTCCAGAATCACAAAGTCCTGTGGCGAGTGTTTATGAAATATATTTTCATGCAACAGTTGTTAAAAATTTAGGTTATGAAGTAATTGTTTTGGTCGAAAAGGGTGATTATGTACCACCAATTTGGATTGAAAAGGAACTCACTGACCACAAACATATGTCTATGGCAGACCCTAAACTAATGGTCGGTCCCGAGGACGTGATGGTCATTCCAGAAGTATATTCAAACGTTATGGAACAGACAAAAAACCTACCTTGTTTAAGGGTTGGATTATTACAATCTGTCGATTACATGGTGAATGCATTAATCCCGGGCACGGATTGGACTTCCTTCGGAATTCATGATGTCATCACAACCTCACCAACACTTAATGAATGGCTTGAGACTTTCTACGGAAAGGGTAAATATAATGTGAGAACATATAATATTGGAATTCCTGAATATTTTCAGAAGTCAGACCTACCACAAAAACCAATTATTTCTGTAATCGGTAGGAATGCCAACGAGATTTCAAAGCTTGTTAAATTGTTTTTCAGTAGGTATCCACAATATAATTGGGTAACATTTGACCCAATGCTCACAAAGAGTAAACCACCACAGGCAATGCGTAGAGTTGACTTTGCAAAAAGACTGAAAGGTAATTTTGCTGCTGTTTGGGTTGATAGGATTGCGAGTTTTGGTACATTCCCACTTGAATGCATGAAGGCAGGCGTTATTCCGATTTGTCTGAAACCAGACATCATGCCCGAATATCTACTTGAAAGAGATGAGAACGGAGTAGTAACCAAGGTTGTTGAAGGTGCTGGTGTTTGGAGTGAGAATTATTATGATTTACCTGTACTAACTGGTGAGATTCTCATTAAGTTTCTTGATGACAGTATTTTACCTGCATTATATGAATCAATGGAAGCTGTTGCCAGTAAATATACTCAGGAAGCAAGTGAAGCCAGATTAGGTGAAATATATGGTGAACTTATAGGTCAGAGAGTAAAACTATTGGAAGCTGCACTAATACCAGCAACCGAACCCCAGACTCCATCTGATGAACCACAAACACAACCGTTTGTAGCGCAATAAAAATAAATTTAAATTAAAAACATATAATATGAATATATCAGTAATAATTCCAGTTCATGAATATAATGACATGATTGGAGGATATTTAGAAAAAGCAATTCAGTCTATTGAAAAACAAGAAGGTGTTGAAGCACCGAAAGTAATTATCGTATGCGATGCAGCAACTGAAAACGAACTGGTGAATAGACCACAAATCACTTCAGTAAGCGCAATAACACCAACATATTTAAGAAATGATGGAGATACCAGCTATCAAGCACAGGTTAACCTTGCTGTTGAAGCAGTAACTACCGATTATTTCACGGTACTTGAATTCGATGACGAATTCAGTAATACATTTTTCAAGAATTCCAGCAAATATGTTGAAAGCTATCCAGAGGTCGATGTGTTTCTAACCATGATGATTGAAGTCAATGAACAAAATCAGGGTATTAAATTAACAAACGAAACTGTTTGGGCACAACAATTTGTTGGTGAGAACGGTGAAATGGGTTACTTGAATACAAACGCCTTGAAACAATACACGGACTTCAAATTAAGTGGTGCAGTTATTAAGAAATCTGAATTTGAGAATCTTGGTGGCTATAAAACCAATATTAAATTGGCTTTCATGTACGAGTTCTTATTAAGAGCACTAAATAATGCATGTAAGATTTACTCAATGCCAAAAATTGGTTATAAGCATTTGGCAACACGTGAAAATAGTTTATTCGATAATTATTTGAAGACGATGCCAATGAATGAGAGAAAATTCTGGTTCGAAACCGCAACAAATGAAGCTAATTTCATGAACGATAGACCAATTGACATGTCGAGACTACAGAAACAAGTTGTTTCTTAAAAATAATCTTATATGTTGAATCTATTTAAATGAGACAAAATGAAAACACCACACCGTATTTTGCTGAAAAAGAAGAACAGGCTGTTATAGATTATATTAATTCAGATTCGCTGGAAGTAAAGAATAAAATCTATAATGAAATCCTAATCGAACCCTTCAGGAAGATGATACAATCCATATTAAGGCGATATCCGATTCATATTGGAAATTATGATATGGAAGAAGTTGAAGCCAATGCTCTTACACATTTGATTGAACACATGGTCAAATTCAATCCAGATAAAATTACAAGGTCTGGTAATCGAACCAAGGCATTTAGTTATTGCCAGACTATTATCAGAAATTATTATAAAGACCATAGTAAAAAGAGCTATACTGAGAAGAAAATTAATTTGAGTTTTGATGACTATATTGATGAAATCAATCAGAATATCGAATATGCGTATGAACTTGAACTGGAGAACCAACATCAACTCGAAAAACTAATTAATAATGTCATTGATAAGATAGAGTGTAGAATCAATTCCGAGGAAGGGATGAAGAAAAATGAGGTTATTGTTGGTGATGCAATTGTTAATGTCCTGAAGAACTGGCATCTATTATTCTTGGAAGACAGTCCCGAAGGAAAATATAATAAAAGAATAACTAATAAGTTTGCTAAAAACAAAATATTGTTATTTTTAAAAGAACAGACTGGTTTAAGTACGAAAGAGATTCGAATTGGCATCAAACCATTTAAAGAAATTTACTTTATTGAAAAAATAGATTACTTAGATGACTAACAATAAATTTTGGACAACTGAAGTTGAAGAAGCACTTGCAAAATATGTTTCTTGCGTGGATATTAAAGAAAAAAATGAGATATTCACTAAGTATCTTTATTCTCCATTTCAACAACTCATTGATAAGACAATTAAACGTTATCGTCCAGACAGGGAGGGTTATGATGATGAAGAAGCTAAAGAAGATTTTCTTTATCATCTGGTAATTCATGTGCAGAGGTTTAATCCAGATGTAGTATTATCAAGTGGTCGAAAACCAAGTGGTCTTAGCTATTGTAGCGTTATAATTAGAAGTGCGATTGCAGACGATAGGGTAAGGAGTGCTCGTGAGAAAATGAATAGAATTAGTTTTGACGATTGGCATAAAG